GCTGGTAAATGGAAAATCAACGACACTCCAACAGCAGATGAGTGGACCAGCAACAAAGGCTATATGTTCGGTCCAATCTATTTCACTGTCGAACACGATCATGAAGTCACGAAATTTATGGGGTTGAATGTCAGTAAGAATTCTGATGAAAGCTTAGAGGGAATATCATATTGGCCATTAGACAGCAGTGGTGTTAATGTTTATAACCCAACTGAGGGATGGAATGTTACAAGTGAGTTTACTAAAAAAAGTCTTACCTACGATTTATCACATAATCAAATAATAACAATTTACTCGAGTGATTTTGGTAGTTTCAGTTTGGTTGAAGATAAACAAATGATTATTAACTGGTTGAACGCCAATGCTACAAAAATAACCTCTACTGCGTATCAGAACAACGAAACACTGTCAATCATAGACGGGGTTAACGTTAGTCAAAACGATTCTATTTTAGCCATAACGTAAAAATTTAAATAGGCTAAATCCTATCTTCTGATCTGTTTGGTCATCAAGCAAACTTAATTTAATCTATAAGAGTCGTATTCAGGTAAGCTGGCGGCTCTTATTCTATTATTTAAACATTTTAAACATCTGCCGCTTAGCGGCTTTTTTATTTGAAAGGAGAACAAAAATGATTAAGAAGACTGTTACTTATACTGACTATAATGACGTTGAGCGTACCGAGAATTTCTATTTCAACTTGTCTAAGGCTGAAGTTATGGAAATGGAAATGAGTACTGCTGGTGGCATGGCCGAGTCTATTCAGAAGATCGTCGATGCTAAGGATGCCCCCGCTATTATTCGGGTCTTTAAGGATCTGGTTCTGAAGGCGTATGGTGTTAAGAGTGACGATGGTCGTCGTTTTATTAAGTCTAAGGAGTTGTCTGATGAGTTTGCTCAGACCGAAGCCTATTCTCAGATTTTTATGGAACTGGCTACGGATGCTGATGCAGCTGCGAAATTTGTTAATGGTATTATTCCAGCTGATCTTGCTCAGAAGGTTGCCGCTGCTCTTCCCAACTCCTAAATTCGAAAATAATGGAGAGATGAGAAATGCTTACAATTACTATACCTATTAGTCCAGAAGGATGGGATGAGGTTAAACAAGAGTTTGTTGCACCTAAATTTCAAACGCTACAATTGGAACATTCTCTCGTCTCTCTTTCAAAATGGGAGTCAAAATGGCATAAACCTTTCTATTCAAAGAAAGAAATGACCGACGAAGAGACTCTCGATTATATAAAATGCATGACGCTCACCAAGAATGTTAATTCGGATGTGTATAATCATATAACTCGCGAGAATGTAGAGGCGGTTATGTCATATATCGGCGATCCAATGACAGCTACGACATTTAATAGAGACGATAAAAATCCTGTCAATCGAGAAATGATCACTTCTGAACTTATCTACTATTGGATGATCGCGTCAAACATACCATTTGATCCATGTCAAAAATGGCATTTAAATCGCCTCATTACTTTGATAAGAGTGTGCGGCATTAAGAATACTCCGCCTAAGAAGCGAAGTAGACGAGATATTATGAGCAGGAATGCTGCTCTAAATGCATCTAGAAGAAAACAAATGAATACGAAAGGATGATGTATCATGAGTAACAGCCCTTTGGTTAGTTACACGAAGATTAGTCCTAATAAAACAAGTCCAAGAAAGCACACAATCGATACTGTTACTATTCACTGTGTTGTTGGTCAGTGTTCTGTAGAAACTCTTGGTGAAATTTTTAAACCGACTTCCAAACAGGCATCTTGTAACTATGGTGTTGGTCCTGACGGTCGGATTGGCATGTATGTAGAGGAAAAAGATCGTTCCTGGTGCTCCTCTAATCGTGACAATGATGATAGAGCAATTACTATTGAAGTCGCCTCCGATACAACTCACCCTTATGCAGTAACTGATGCTGCGTATAGCTCCCTTATCAATCTCCTCACTGATATCTGCAAGCGTAATAACATTTCCGAATTGAAATGGAAAGCTGATAAATCTCTTATTGGTCAGGTAGACAAGCAGAACATGACTGTACATAGATGGTTTGCGAATAAGGTTTGTCCTGGTGATTATCTATATAACAGACACGGTCAGATTGCTAAGGAAGTTAATGCTCGGCTTGGTAAGACTGACATGTCCATTGAAGATAAGTCTGAAGTCGAGAAGCCGGTTACTCAGGCGAAGTTTAAGATTGGCGATCTCGTTTCTATTATCAACAATGCCAAATATTATAATGACGTCGCTGTGCCCGAATGGGTTAAGGGTGTTAAGTGGTATATCAAGTCTGTCAATGGTGATCGTGTAGTTATTGACAAGAGCGAAGATAATAAATACGCGATTTGCAGCGCTATTGACGGTAAATACCTCAAGCTGGTTGAAAAGACCGAGACGAAAGAAGAGAAAAATGAAGAGGTGTTTGAACCCTTCCTAGCTAGAGTCGACATTTCCAATCTTAATATTCGAAAAGGACCTGGATCCAACTACGATAAGACCGGCAATTTCACTGGTAAGGGCACATTTACTATCGTTGAAGTAAAAGATGGCGAAGGATCTAAAACCGGTTGGGGACGACTGAAATCTAATGCTGGTTGGATCTGCCTTGATTATACGATACGTGTATAAGGAGTAAAAATTCAAAATGATTAGTTTCAGACAAAAGGGCGACTTCTCCAAACTCAACCGTTACTTGGAAAGAGTTAAAGAGATTGCCCGTTTAAGTATCCTCGATAAATATGGTCGAGAAGGAGTGGCTGCCCTTGCGTCTGCAACGCCCGTTGACTCGGGTGAGACGGCTAATTCATGGTTCTATGAGATTCAACACACTAACGGATCAGCCACTATTAGTTTTTGTAATTCACATATTAATAAAGGTGTTCCGATCGCTATCATATTACAGTACGGGCATGGAACTGGAACGGGTGGTTGGGTCGAAGGGCGAGATTACATTAACCCGGCGATCCAACCTATTTTCGATAAGATCGCAAGCGAAGCATGGGAGGAGGTCACTAAGGTATGAGTAAAACTATTGACGAAAGAGTCGTAGAGATGCGATTTGACAATAAACATTTCGAATCTAATGTCGCGACTTCCATGTCTACGCTCGAGAAACTTAAACAAAGCTTGAAATTTGACGGAGCGTCCAAGGGTCTTGAAGATATTAATTCTGCATCTAAAAGAATTAATATGGCTGGTCTTGGAAGTTCTGTAGATGCAGTGAGTGCAAAATTCTCAGCACTCCAAGTAATTGGCGTTACTGCACTCGCTAATATAACTAATTCAGCAGTTAATGCTGGTAAGAAATTAGTATCTTCGCTTAGTATCGATCAGGTTGCTGCCGGTTGGCAGAAATTCAGTGATAAAACAACCTCTGTGGCAACTCTAGTTGCACAGGGTAATGCAATCGAAGATGTTAACGATCAGCTAGATCGGTTAAACTGGTTTACTGATGAAACCAGCTATAACTTTACTGAAATGGTGTCAAATATCGCTAAGTTTACAGCAACTGGTAAAGATCTCGATGAGTCCGTAAACGCTATGGAAGGTATTGCGACTTGGGCAGCGCTATCCGGTCAAAATGCTCAAACTGCAAGCCGCGCTATGTATCAGCTTTCTCAGGCGATGGGTGCTGGTGTAATGCGATTGGAAGATTATAAATCTATTCAGAACGCGTCTATGGATACCGAAGAATTTAGACAGAAATGCATTGAAGCAGGTATTGCTCTTGGAACTCTAAAAGATAACGGCGATGGAACTTATGCTTCTTTGGTTGAGGGCGCCAGTGGAACAAGCTGGAGCATTTCTCAGTTTGCTAACAATCTTACCAAGGAGACGTGGCTGACCTCTGACGTTATGATGAAAGTGTTCGGCGAGTATTCATCTGCCGTCGATAGCATTTATGAAGTAACCGAAGAAAACGGTATGCTTGCCTCTGAAATTATCGATCAGATACACACTAAAGCAAATGAACTTAAAACGGATACAATGACTGACTCCGAGGCGATTGACGCTGCCATTAAGGAACTGGGTTATACTCTTGAAGATGGCAGTTTACGTTTTGATTCATTTGGTCTAAAAGCGTTTGAAGCGGCTCAGAAAGCTAGAACATTCAATGATGCCATTGAATCTGTAAAGGATGCTGTAAGTACTGGTTGGATGAAGACTTTCGAGCTTATATTCGGTGATGCAGAACAAGCAACGGAGCTGTGGACGGATTTAGCAAATACCCTATGGGATGTTTTCGCAGCCAGCGGAGAAGTTCGAAATCAGATATTAGAAATAGCCCTTAATTTCTCAAAGCCTTGGAAAAGTATTTCAGACAAATTAAATGGTACCGGATTCGATAAAATCGAAAAAATTGCCGATTCCTTTGAAAATATCACGGATAAAGTTAAAAGTGCTACTGAAAAACTTGAATATTTTCAAGACATTGTTAATAAGGTCTGGCGTGGAGACTATAATAACCAAGGTGACGACCCAGATCGTCGCGATTTACTTACTGCGGCTGGCTATGACGATCGAGTCATTCAAGAATTAGTCAATAAGGGCTATCAATATAAGTTGACCATAGAAGATGTCGAAGCCGCTCATAAAAAATTCGGTCTTACCATGGAGACCACAACCGAAGAGACAAAAAAGACAACTGATGCTACAAATGAAGCTAGTGTAGCATTTACAAAACTTACTGATAAACAATTAGAACAAGCTGGTCTTACTGAAGAAGAAATCGCACTGTACAGAGCTCTAGAGAAAGAAGCCGATAGACTCGGCATATCTATTAACGATCTCGCTAAAGAAATGTCTGAAGTAGATGGCCGGACCTTGCTTAT